CTAAAGCATGGAGGAAAATATATGGAGAATGCACAATTTAAGAATAAAAAGCTGATGGCAATCGGAGATTGTTGCGAATATCTCAGCATGGGTGCATCGAAGACCAGACGCTTTCTGGAAGAAATTGGGGCAAAGGTCAGAATTGGTGGAAATGTCTTGTATGACAAGGACATCATAGATGCATACATCGAAAAGATGCAAGAAGAGGGAACAAATAATGTTTGAAATCATCAGAGTTGAGAAAACTTCTAATTATACAATTATTAGCAATCATCATTTGCATGACGATCATCTTTCCTTAAAAACCAAAGGTCTTATGACTGTGATGTTATCTCTGCCGGATAAACAATGGGATTTATCCATTGCCGGATTAGCAACACTAACTCATGAAGGACAGAGTTCTATACGGACTTGTTTAACAGAATTAGAACAGCATGGTTATTTTAAAAAGAAACCAATACACCGTGACGGACGAATCAGAGGATGGGAATATACACTGATTGAAGTACCAAAACATGAAGATTTACAAGTTGTTGAAAATCAACATGTTGAAAGACAAGTTGTTGAAAAACAAGATGTAGAAAATCGAATGCAATTAAATACTAATAATAATATAAATACTGATTTTCTTAATTCGTCTTCTAGTAATCCTTCTTCTCTTACTCGTAACCTTAACAAGAATAGTTATTTTAATGATCCAGACTTAGATAATCTCTTTAATGAATTTTTAAAGATTAGAAAACAATTAAAAGCTGTTAATAGTGAATTGGCTATTAAGAAATTAGTTAATAAAGTTTATGAGTATTCCAAGGGCAATAAAGAAGATGCAATGGAGATCATTAGCGAGAGCATTGAGAACAGTTGGAAGGGTATCTTTCCGTTGAAGAAGAAGAACAGCACTGGCAGTGCTTACATGGATGCGATCAAGAACCGTGTGAACGTAGTTGATGATTGGGTTGAACGGGCTAAAAGGGAGGGACTTTGTTAATGGGAATTACGTTTGAGCAGTTTTCTGTTTTGGCAAAGGCAATGAAAGCGGTTTACACAGACCCAAAGTTTATGGCTGACTATGACGCTATAAGAACATGGTATTCCCTGCTGAATGATTTGACCTATGAACAACTATCAATGGCAGTGAAAGCCTACATGCAGACTGAACACTTCCCTCCGACTATTGCCGGACTGAGATCAAAGGTGCTTGCACTTGAACCGGAAGAAGACAACTTCAATGAGGCGTGGGGAATGGTAAGACACGCACTCAGCCGTTCCGGTTATTACTGGAAAGAGGAATTTGCAAAGCTGCCAGAGAAGGTACAGAAAGCCGTGGGCAAGGCTGAAAACCTCAAGATGTGGTCGCAGATGGAGACTTCCGCAGTGGATGGCGTGATCTACAGCCAGTTCATCAAAGCCTACCAAGCGGTTCAGAAGCGGTCTGAATTTGTGAATACAATGTCCGGTGACCTGGGGAACAACTTGCAGATTGAGTCAAAACCGCAAGAGCCTGTAAAGCAACTGACAGATTCACGGCAGAATGTGGAGATTACAAACTTCCCACCAGATATCAGAAATAAGCTGAATGCACTGTATAAGAGACTTGGACATTCGGAGCATGTAACGGAGGAAACAGATGACACAAACGGATGTAGTGACACTTCTGACAAAGATCAAAGTCCATTATCCGAACTTTCATTCCAGTAGAGAGATGGCAGAAGAATGGTATCGTCTGATTGGATACAAAGATTTGAAAGAGTGCCTTGACCGTCTGGACGATTGGCTTTTAGGTGAGGAGAAAAACAACAGACCACCCGGTATAAAATGGTTTGCCACATCTGCACCGGAGAAGAAGAAACAGGATGATGTGTTCCATGATCCAACACCGCATCAGTGGCATCTGGTATTTGCGAATTGGGATGTGACACGGATGCATGGCAGACTGTATGACGAAGAGGACAGAGAGTATGTGCATGACCCAATGTATGAAGACGGTTATCACTACGATCCACAAGGACGGATATGTACATCAGACGGGAGAGTGCTTCATGTATGAGTTAACACTTGAAAAGATATTAAAAGCGCACAAGTGGCTGAGAGAACATTGTTCCTGTTGCAGATTCTATGACGGTGAAGATTACTCATGTACAAGACACTGTTGCGTATACGAAGAAGAGGAAGAAGAAAATGGGAGAGATTAAATGCTATACATGTAAATTGGCAGATGACAGGAACAATAACTTTTGCCAGACATGCTATCAGAATGGGGAAGCGATGAATTACATGCCAACAGAAGATGACCAGACGGCAAAAGCGGATGACGGAAAGCTGAAGTTAACCTATGTACCTACAGGAATCATTCGTGCGATTGCAAAGATACGGATGTTTGGAGTTGCGAAGTACAAAAACCCGGACAACTGGAAGAGAGTGGAAAAACAAAGGTATAAAGACGCAGCTTGCAGGCATTTTCTTGAATACCTGGACAATCCTTCAGCCGTGGATAACGAGAGCGGACTTCCGGCACTCTATCATCTGGCATGTAACATAGCGTTTTTAATTGAAATGGAGAACAAAGATGGAACTTTCAAAAGCTGATACCTTGTACTTACTGATAGCAGTACAGGAAATGTTAAAACGAGAATTAAAAAGTAGTGACAAGATTATGTTTGAACGGCTGTTTTATAAGCTGAAAATAAGCCACAACGGACAGAAGATAAGGGAGGCAGTAAATGGTAAAGGGAATACACAACAAAAGCCAGAATGATCAGATTCTGAAATATCTGGAAAATCATAGTTACATTACATCGTTGGATGCGGTAAGGGAGATTGGATGCCTCCGACTGGCAGCCAGAATCTCAGACATGGAGAAGAGAGGTATTCGGTTCATCCATCAGCCTGTGATAGTAGAGAACCGCTACGGGCAGAAATGCAAGGTCATGTCATACGCACTGGCAGATTGCGAGGTGGTCTATGAGTAGATTTATAAAATTACATCTGTTGCATGATAAAGACCCTGTGTTGGTCAACCTGGATGATGTCAGATGGATAGGCAGAACAGAACAGGGGAACACAGTGATTAAATTCATACCAAGAAAAGAAAAGGACGGAACTTTACTGACTGTGTATGAAGAACAGTATGACGATGTTGAAGCTGCACTGACAAGCCCAGACATAGAATTCAATTGGGAGTTATGACATGAGTTTGACTTTTATAGATTGGTTTGCCGGAATTGGAGGCTTTCGCAGAGGCATGGAACTAGCCGGACACAGATGTGTTGGCTTCTGTGAATTCGATAAGTACGCAGTGATGTCTTACATATCCATGCATCTGATCACAGAAGAACAACGAGCCTATCTTGCAACACTCCCATTGAGAGAAAGACAAAGGGAAATACTGAAGGAGGAATACAGAAATGGAGAATGGTACGCAAATGACGTTAGGTCAGTGGATGCCCGGAGCATTCCTGAATCAGACTGTTGGTGCTTCGGATTCCCTTGTCAGGACATATCCGTTGCAGGAAAACAACTCGGGTTTACTGGAAACCGCTCGTCACTCTTTTTCCGAGTTATGTACCTGGTTGGACAACTCGAAGAAGAAAAAAGACCCACTTACCTGTTCATTGAGAACGTTAAAAATCTGCTTAGTGTTAATGGAGGATGGGATTTCGCCCGGCTTCTCACTGAAATGGACAGGGGGGGGTACGATGCGGAATGGTCTGTTCTCAATAGTAAATACTTCGGAGTCCCACAGAACAGGGAACGCTGTTTTATTATCGGACATCTTAGAAACAGAAGTTCCGCAAAAGTATTTCCTGTCGAAGGAACAAACCAAGCGGATCGTGTTCACGGAGTCGGACACCGGAACGGATACCGAAGAAACACCCAAATCTTTGACAGGGGGGGCATAACGGAAGCACTTGATACCGGAATGGGCGGTGGACGAGGACACCACACCATTGAAGTGATTGGCAAAGCCTATGAGCGTGACAACTACGGAGACAACCGCAACCGGGTTCTTGGTATAGGGGGGGGTGGCTCCAAGCTTGACTGCAACGCAGTTCAAAGAGCCGTACAGAGTCGGGTTATCGCTGTTGGAAATACAAACCCTTCCGGTCGAGGGATGAATGGCAACTGCTATTTTTCGGAAGGGTTGAATCCCTCAGTAACGTGCAACAAAAACGAAGGGAATAGAGTGGCAATACCGGTCCTCACACCGGACAGAGCCAACAAAAGACAGAATGGCAGAAGATTTAAGAGAGACGGTGAAGAAGCCTTTACCCTAACAAGTCAGGACAGACATGGAGTAGCTGTTGAGGTAAATGTTCAGCCAGTCCAAATGAGCGGTTGCAAAGTGTCCGAACAGTCGGATGAAGCGCATAGCCTTAATTGTACAGATCAGAGAAAAGTATTCGGAGCGCATCAGAAAAGAACGATGGTAGGATACAATGCCACTCTCAAACGTGGGGGGGGTATGACTGAAACGGCACTTGCGCTAAATGCAAGAGACTACAAAGGATTGTCAGGGAGTCAACAGCTTATGACAGCGGCCGCCATGCTCATAGAAAAGGATAAATCATGAAAGACAACGTTCTGACGGTCAAGGTTAGAGAAGCCACTAAAACAGGCTACGCAGTGGCGAGGGGGGGCGAGACAGTGTTAACTTTTCGATGCCAGGGAGCAAAACGCGGAGAGGACGGGTAGGAATCGACATGGCGAATACATTGGACACAAGTTGCAATCAGGGGATATTTGTTAAAATCTCAGAAGAACTCACAGTGTATGCCGTCTGGTATCCCCAAAAACAATGCTATATCGCAATCAGAAAGCTGACACCGAAAGAGTGCTTTCGTCTCCAAGGATGGACGGATGATTATTTTGAAAAAGCGCAGTTTGTAAACAGCGATTCACAGCTATATAAGCAAGCAGGGAATGGCGTGACAGTTCCAGTGATTGAAGCGATAGCAAGAAGAATGGGGAAGGAAGATGAGTAAGTACATAAGGAAGTCGGAACAGGCACTAAGGGCAGAACATACAAAGCAATTGGACATCATCTATTCAGCCTGTTTCTGCGTACTCTGGCAAGACTACCAGTGGAAGGAGAAAAGGATTATACGCAGATTCCAGGAATCAGCAAAGATATGGACATCATGCAAGAATTTCTCGATTCTGGAAGTCATGGAGAATGAGACAGGCATAGAGATGACATTGGAAGGAGATAAGAGTTTCCATGAATATGCATTTCTGTCCGGTGACACAATGGTGAAACCTATTTCCGATGCGGAATACATTTACATGCAGCAGAGGTGCGTGAAATGGTTGCCTACGTTAATCCTTGCATCTGTCTGTCTGGCACTGTATCGGATTGACGGATGGGGTTATGAGAGGTTATCGAGGTTTATCTGCAAAGTAGACGCACTCAGACAGCTTCTGGGCAAGAATCCGAAGGATTATGACAGATATATGCTTGAAACAACCGGACATCACACAATTGAATTTTGGAGGCAATAATGGAACTACACGA